TTCCGCTATTCCCTGCGTAGGGACGGATAGCATTCAGAATATATGCAACGTCAAATAGCATGGCGTTTTATTTAGTTACCACGACCCATGCCTTTGCCTGTGGCGTAACCACGAGCAATAGCTTTAGAAGGGCCAGTATAATTCTTTCTGGCTCCCATTTTAAGAGAGGGAGAAGATTTTGCTTTCAGCATGTTCTTCCTCATCCCCTTTTGGGTTGCCATATTAAATGAAGTCGCTGTTAAAAGGAGTACCACGCCCCATAACGGTTTCATTGGCAGGGCCACCTACAGAGAATGCGCTTTGTGACTTTTCGCCAATAGCTTTGATACGGGCAGTACGGGCATCCTTGTACGCACGAATAGCAGGAATATCGCTCTTCAATGCCATCCTTTGCATAGGTTGAGGGGTAGCATTATCAGAAACAATGCCACGCTCCGTCCTGTCCACGGTATATTGGACTCCGTGAGATGACATATTACTTTTTGGAAGATCCACGTCCGGGAGACGAAGGAGTTGGTTGTAGTTTTCCGCTATAGAAAATACCAGAGAAAGCATTACCTTTAGGGTTGTTTCCAAGGTTTTCTTTGGCGTGTCCACGAGTGGAAAATCCTTCACTTTGTAGTTTAGGCTGAGTGCCGTGTCCTGTGTTTTTTGCCATATGTTTATTTGTTAGGTTTTTTTGTTTGTTAGAGAGCAGCAATATTTGCAACAGACCAAATAATTTGACTCACATTATCAGTGCTAGCTCTTAATGAGTAAAAAGTAAAGCCAGTAGTTGTTTTTGATCCAGAAAGCAATGACCAACTCATGTCGGCAGTTGTTGGTGTAGCTGTTGATACAAAGGAGATATTAATTGTATAGTTAGCATCTGGCATTGCCGTTGGGAATGTAACAACATACGTTCCAAGTGTTCCAGCAGAAGCGAGAGAAGTAATAGTTCCTGTCTGTGGCGTTACAGCATCAAGAGTATTCTGAATTGTCAAAAGACTTTGCTGTAGTTCTGTAATTTGTTGAGGAGATACTTGATTTAAAAACGGAATATTTACAGTACCATTGTTTAGGTAAAGCTGGATAAAGCTGTTAAGAATATCGCTCCACTTGCCTTCTGGACAATAGCTTGCTGGAATTGTTGGAAACAACAATTGTGCAGGGCTAGATTGATTGTTCATAGATCGTTAATGATTACTTTGATTAAAGGATTGTTGCAATACTTTTATCCATTCACAGAATATATTGCATCAGGCAATGGAACTATACGATAGTAATCCAAGTCATTAATAGAACAGCAATTTACTGGTTCTGGTGCGTTGTAAACTGTATCAGCGCAAAATCCTTGTGGCAAATCAATCTTATCATTGAAGATAATTGCCAATCTTATCCTATCAATAACACAAGATCCCTCTAGGTTGATTTTTATCTGAAACTCTGAACCTTCATGTAATGGTACTTCATTAAATGATTCGCACTTGTCAACATCTGGAGAAGGAAATCGTATCTGTTGATAACGAGGCTGAGAGACAGTTGGCTTGCAATCATTTAAAATGGGACTGCATGAGTTTTCTCCGACATCAATTGGATCTAATAGGGGATTAAAACAGGCATAAGAATCTGGTCGAAATTCACAACTTGCAGTTATTTGCTCTTTAAGGTTAGAAACCCACATTTCTCCACCAACCAAGGATTTGCGAACAAACTTGGACGCTCCGGGATTAGGAGTAAAATCAAACCTTCTAGTAACAAAATATGATTTAATCTTTACGCTTCCATAGACTTGCGAGTAGTCATCAATTCCTGTAGCCAAAACGCTACTATTCTGAAGCTCATATAAACGATTTACACCATCTGCATCAAAAGAAAAACAAAACCCTCGCAGGACTCCGTTGATTTGAGCCGAAAGTAATTGCGTTGGTTGCGGGCCTTCCCATAGACCATTCCACCTAGTAGGAAGTGATGCCTCAGATTCCATAGCTTCTGGCATTTCTACATCCAAAACAATCATTGCTCTACTAGGACGATGCAAGCCATTGTTTGGATCTGTGCTTGCAACAGTAAATGGTGAAACGGTAGCAATTAGCCTGTTATCAAAAAACATAGCTGATTCAAATTGCCTCAACCAAGGAGTGTCATAGTTTACCCAAGGTTGAACTTCTCTTGAAACTTTCTTAAACGAAAGAGCTTTGTAGAAATCTACTTGAGCATTGTTGTAGAATGACCATCCATCATCAGAACGGAAATACACATCATTATTTACTCCCACAATACTCCAAGGTGATCTACATCCTCTACCAATAAGAGATACCTTTTGGATGTTGCTTAACTGCCAAGTTGCTCTGTCTTGAGAAAGATCAAGAGTGAAAGATCCATTCTCGCAAAATATTACTAACTCGCCTTGTCCACGAACGTTAATATTTAACGAGGGCATGACCCTCATTCCAGTAATCAATCCAAGATTTGCTGGAGGCGTAAACGATCCTCCCTCAGCCCAATAAGTCTGCTCAGTAAAGTTTTGTGTATTTGATGTAGTGGTAAATCCATTCCCATAGATAATATCAGATACATAAATATTGTTTTCTGCGGTGCTTACAGTAACACGCCCATAGGCATATGCCATTATTGTTCCTACAGGCATTTGTTGAGCCGCAGGGTTTAGCCTAAAGACAGGGTTAAGTTGCTTTGGTGTAATGGTAGAAGTAACGACAGTTGTTGTTGCTATATTTGACCAAGGAGTTGCTGAACCATCTGGATATAGTGACCTTACTTGGAAAGAGTAAGGGGTGCTGGAAGCGGCAACAACATAGGTGTATGATACTTGACCAGAAGAAATAACTGCTATTGTTTCAAAGATATTGCCACCATACTGAACTTGTATTTCGGTTCCAGTTGATCCAGCGGCATTAACATTCCAAGTTAAACCAATATTTGCTGTAACAAGACCTTGAGCTTGAAGATTTGTTGGAGATTGAGATATGTCTCCAGACCATGCAATAGGGTTTTGATAACCATTTTGGACATACACCCAATTTTCTGCTTGCACAAACCATGTATGCATAAGCGTTGGATCATTTCCAGAGATTATTGGATAAAGAGTAGCTACATTGTTTACAATAGATAAGAAGTATATTGTACCAGCAACAGCACAAATAATTCCATCTTCAGATTCTGGAGAAATTGATCTATAAGGCAAAGCACCTTGAAAATTACCAGTTTTAAAATCTTCTAATACGGATTCTGGATATCCATACGCTAACTTGATTTCAAGATCAGCAAATGGAGGTCGTGTAGCATTTACTCCCTGTCGGAACGAACGATTTACGCAAGATGAAACATACGTTGCTGGTAACACACTTGGATGCGTTTCGGCATCCATAGCGATTGTAGCAATTGTCCCATCGTAAACTCTTCCGTCCTGTGCCATAGAAGGCTAAATCTTGATGCAATAAACCATCGCAAGGTTTACTGGACGAGTTTCTGATGCAGTGCGAGGAGTCCCATTGGTTCCATCTGTAACAGGAGATCCAGTAGTAGCAGTATAACTACCAAACCCCGTTCCGGTGAAAATCGTAGTTGTATTTGTAGATGTAACAAAACTGCCCGTTCCCGATAGAGGGTTGTGATAGTGACCTTGGAATGAGTCAGTTTGGCTTGTTCCAATAGATGCTGGTGTATAGGTAACGCCCCCAATAGTTCGAGAATTTGCTCCACGGATAAAAAGTCCTTCTAGATTTGGAACCGCAAATGTTCCTGCACTTCCTCCATAGGTATTTCCCAATAATGTTCCAAGAACAGGATATGCGGCTACAGTATAAATAGATCCATTACATACAAGCCAACCAGAAGGAGCAGTTCCAGAAGTTACATTATATGCAAAAGGAAGAACTGCACCAGATGGAACAACGGCATTCAACAATGAACTAGCAGTAACAGCTACAGGATTGCCGTTACCATCCCAAGATGCCACTTGAGCAGGAGTTCCAGCAAGTTGATATACCGTACTTGATGTAAGTCCAGAGGGGGGAACTGTTGCTGTTTTATAGACAATACCATTGGAGGGAACGATATCATCAATGGTTCCCCAATT